TATGAAGTTACGGAAGGTCTTCACAAGTGGCTATCGGTTTATAAAGGGGTTAGTGATCACGTTAGTGCCGACTTTAGTAATACTCTTGGCTGTAGCCGTCCTGTCGCTAATCGTGCCATTGCTCCAACTGGATCAATAGGTATCCTTGCAGGAACATCCACAGGTGTAGAGCCTATCTTTGCTGTGGCTTACAAGCGCAGGTATCTGAAAGGTGGTAATCGTTGGCACTATCAGTACGTGGTGGACAGTGCAGCACAGGAGATCATTGACCTGTATGGCGTTGATCCAAAAGGCATTGAGTCAGCACTTGATCTTGCAGAGGACTACAAGAGGCGTATAAAGTTTCAGGCAGATGTACAGGACTATGTTGATATGTCTATCAGCAGCACAATCAATCTGCCCAAGTGGGGGAGTAAGCTTAACAATGAAGATACAGTTGAAGAGTTTACTGATACTCTTGCTTCTTATGCTCACAGGCTGCGAGGTTTCACGGTGTACCCTGACGGATGTAGGGGAGGACAACCTCTTAGTTCGGTGCCGTATACTGAAGCTGTAGAAAAGCTTGGTGAGGAGTTTGAGGAAGGACTAGAGACGCATGACATCTGTGACATCACTGGACATGGTGGGTCGTGTGGTGTATAAATAGTTACTAACTTTAAAGGAGATTTAATATGGCAAGAGATTATAAAAGAGAAAACAAAGTAACAAAAAGTAAACCTAAAAATATTAAGAAACGTGTGCTGCGAAATAAAGCAAGGCGTATGCTAGAACGTGTAGGTCTTGTTAAGAAAGGCGATGGTAAGCATGTTGATCATAAGAAACCTCTAAGTAAAGGAGGCAGCAACAAGCGCAGTAATTTACGTGTAAGAGATGGTAAAAAGAATAGTTCTTTTGCCAGAAATTCTAACAAGTCTATCAAGAAAAAAAGAAGGACTTAAAGCACTTGTAGTTCAACTGGATAGAACAACAGACTTCTAATCTGTAGGTTGCAGGTTCGAGTCCTGCCAAGTGCGCCAAAAAAGTCCTTGACAAATCACACAAGAGGTAGTATAATATATATGTGATGCCAATAATGGGTCACACAATATCAACTTGCTATAAGGAGAAATGATATGAATGAGTATATGACAGTGAGTGATGATCCCTTCTTTTCCAAGTTCTGTTCTTGGACTGTAGGTCATGAAAAACTCTTTAGCGATATGCTGAAGATGAAAGATCAGGTAGGTGGTTACATGTACAATGCCTACCCACCTCACAATCTAGTTAAAGAGGGCGATGAAAAATATAAGATTGAGTTAGCCACTGCTGGATTTACTAAAGAAGAGTTGGAAGTAAAGACAGAACACAGTAAGCTAACCATTAGCGGCAAGAAAGCCAATGAAGAAGATGAGGAGAGGATCGTACATAAGGGCATAGCAAGTCGAGCCTTTTCAAAATCTTTTGCTCTTGCCGAAGACGTGGTTGTAGACGATGTTTCTTTAAAGGATGGGATGCTTACCATAAATCTTCAAAAGGTAGTACCTGAAGATAAGAAAGAAAAGATTTACAACCTGTAACAAAACTTGGGGGAGTGCGTAGCGTTTGCTCCCCCTAATTACATAGGAGATATAATGAGAAAAGCACCTAACACAGTTTACATAGGCTATGATCCAAGAGAAGATGTGGCCTACGAAGTTTTAAAGTTTACGATTGAGCGCATTGCTGTTGACAATGTTGATATTAAACCTATTCGCAAAGACGTGATAGAGCGGATGGGTTTGTATAGGCGTACTCACACTGTACAAAATGATCAGATGATTGACGACATAGATGGCAAGCCCTTCTCTACAGAGTTTAGTTTCTCTCGCTTCCTTGTACCTGCTCTGAATATGTATCAGGGTTGGGCTTTGTACATGGACTGTGATATGTATCTGCGTACTGATATCAATGAACTCTTTGAAGAGTACAACATGGATTACTATCCGGCTTACTGCGTTAAGCACAAGTATGAACCCACCGATGAATATAAGATGGATGGCAGAGTACAAGAACAGTATCGCAGGAAGAACTGGTCAAGCCTTATTCTGTGGAACTGTGGACATGATCTAAATAAGAAGCTAACGCCTGAAGTAGTCAGCACACAAACAGGATCATGGCTACATGGCTTTGAGTGGTTGCCGGATAAAGACTCTGATATTGGAACAATACATCAGGAGTGGAACTGGCTTGATGGTCACTCACCTGAAGACCTGAAAGCAAAGAATGTACACTTCACCACAGGTGGGCCATGGTTCAAGGGTTGGAAGTGTGGCAGAGCAATCGATGGTATGTACGCCTCCGAATGGAACGGAGACTATACCTACCTTGCAGGAAAAGGAATTATCAAACCTTATGAAATTTAAAGTAGTTACAGCTTTTGATGAAAAGCTTTTTAAACAAAATGGACACAAACTTTTAGAGTCTTTCAAAAATAAATGGCAACCTGATTTTGAGTTCCACTGTTATTACTATAACATGGACATCAATAACTATTCTATTCCTAAAGAGAGTAATATCTTCTACCACAAGTTGGAAGATGTTGAAGAGTATGGTCAGTTCGTAGCAGATAATAAAGAACACAACGGTACGGAAGGCGGTGCACTAAACTATAGTGAGGCTCTTGACGGTCTTGCTGCTGCACCTAAAGCCTTTGCGATCAGCGAGTGTGCTTTTAATACTGCTGATGCATGGCTCCTCTGGCTGGAACCTCTTAGCCTACCAACAAAAGATATCAGGACATCCACAATAGAAAGATATCTGAACAAGCAAGCAGATTTTATCTGCATGGAAGATGCGGATTACTTTGCTGCCTTTAATCTTTCAAAGCAAACACCTGTTGATCTTCTTGGTGATCTCAGAGGTGCCTATGTTTCTGGTGAATACCTTAACTATAGAGAGTGGTCAACAACCTTTATTCTGAGCCGACTGCTCACAATCTACAACGCACATGGCTGCACCTTACAGACCTCTGATTCTCTAAGAGAGTTGTTTATTAATCTGGCAGATAAGTCTTCTCAGAACTTTAGAGATAGTTCCGGCAACAGAGTTGTAGCTCTTTCAGAAACAGACACAACCCCTGACATCTTGCCAAGCAGGTATAAACAACTTGCAGACTTGGTTCGCTTCTATAAACCCAAGACTGTTCTTGAAACTGGAACTTGGAATGGTGGCCGTGCTTTAGAGATAGCACTGGCTGCGTTTGAAAAGAACGATGCTATTCATTACATTGGCTATGATTTATTTGAAGATGCCACAGCAGAGACAGATGTTGAAGAAAATAATGTGAAGGCCCATAATACTAAGATAGCTGTTGAAAAAAGATTTGAAGAGTTTGCAAATCACATGGAGGTAACTAAGAATAAAAAGTTTACCTATGAATTACATAAAGGTAATGTCCGAGATACTCTGAAATCTAACTATGTAGATGAAGTTGATCTTGCATTTATCGGTAGTGGTAACAGTGAACAAACAGTACGACATGAATATGATCGTCTAAAGAATGTTCCCATTGTAATCATGGATCACTTCTTTACAAAAGAACGTGGGGACGAGGACAGCCCTGATCCAGATGCTATTCTTATACCTGATGAAAGGCATCAAGGAATTAAGAAAGTCTTTGACTCCGTACCTACAAAGAAGGTACATGCAGAGAAAACTACAGATGATGGCTGGACAGAGTTTGATGAGAGCGTTCCTACTCGTAAGTATGTCCTGCCCTCTACTGATAAAGTTCTGCCAGCAGGGCATACACACCTTGCTGTTTTGCTGCATGACAAGACACTGGAAGAGGTGCCGGAAGACTTGAAGCGTGTGCCAATAGTGGTACATCCAAGAGATTCCGTATCAAAAGAATATATTGCCAACAACATTAAGTCTAATCTAAAAGAAATAGACAGTGATAAGTGGGTGAAGAAGCATCCGCCTCATAGAGAAGTTGGTGTGGTTGTTTCAGGTGGACCTTACCTTGATTATAAAGAATTGAAAAAGTTTATCAAGAACAACCCCGGATGTAAAGTACTTACAGTTAAACATGCCCTGCCCGGTTTGATGAAGAACAATATTATACCGTGGGCATGTATTGTTCTTGACCCTCGACCAATCACTAAGAAAAGCACTCACAATATTGTACGTAAAGACTTGTTCAAAGATTTACATAAAGATACTAATTTCTTTGTAGCTTCCATGACTGACCCATCAGTGACTGAACATCTTAAAGAACGTGATGTTAGACTGTGGGGATGGCATGCCTTCACTGATTCACTAAGAACAGAAGAAGAGCAGGGAGATCAGATAAAGAACCAGCAAGTTAAGCTGAATGAAGAGCTTGGTATTCCGCAGGGAGCAACGCTTATTACTGGTGGTACATGTGCTGCGATGAGAGCTATCGGCCTGTTACATACGATGGGCTTCAGAGACTTACACTTGTTTGGATTTGACTGCTGCCGTGATGAGCCTTCCGACGAAGAGAAGACTGAAACCACTGGTGATCTTGAGGGTGGCGAGACTCCCAAACCTAAATACATACAGGTCAATGTCAAAGATCAAACTTATTGGACAACAGGTGAGCTACTGGCTATGGCACAAGACTGCGAGAAAGTATTTGCTGATCCCGGTCTTGATGGCGTTCTCTGCTTTCACGGTGAAAATACTATGGTAGCTGATCTCTGGAAGATCAAAGAAGATCAAGATGCTAGAATTAAATTTAAAGGATACTACAATGCCTGATATTAGTATAGATAATATTAACAGCAGATACAATCCATCAGATGATTATATCAATCTTGTTAAGATGTACGTGGAGAAGCACGATCAGGGAGAGGGTATGTTCAATGGACGAAGCCTTCTAAAGTTTGTAGACCTTATAAAACTATATCTGAAAAACAATAACTGTAAGTCTGTGCTTGACTATGGTTGTGGTAAGGCAGTGCTGTACACTGATAAGTTCTCAGAGATTACTGATGAGATTGACTGTCCTCTTCCTGAGTATTGGGAGTTGGATGAGTGCGAACTCTTTGATCCCGGCTATGAGAAACACAGTAAGCTTCCCATACACAGGAAGGATGCGGTGATATGCACAGATGTTCTTGAACATATTGCAGAAGAAGACTTGGGTTGGGTGGTAGAAGAAATCTTTTCCTATGCAAAGAAGATTGTGTTTTTAAACGTAGCTTGCTACGAGGCGGTAAAAGTTCTGCCGGATGGTAGGAACGCTCACATCTCTGTATTCTCTCCTGATAAGTGGCTTCAGATGTTAGCAGAAAAAAGCAGAAAGTTTAAACATCTAAAAATTTATCTCTTTGCTGATACAATGAAGGAAGAGGACACTAAAACTTTTTATACTGAAGGTTATAGGATAGACCAGTATCCCCGTGTAGTTAAACTTAAAAAAGAGGAGGAACAATAATGTTAGGTATTGCAGAATCAGTTATTGGTGTTGCCGGTAAAGTACTTGATAAGTTTGTAGGTGATAAAGATTTAAAAGTTAAGCTTGAAGCAGAACTAAATAAAGAACTAATTTCTCTTGACCTTGCTCAAGCACAGGCGAATATAGAACAGGCCAAGCACCCCTCTATCTTTGTCAGCGGAGCAAGACCAGCTATCATGTGGGTATGCTGCTTTGCTCTGGCATGGCAGTTTATTTTTGCACCTGTTCTGTCTTGGGTTATTGTCACTTGGTATCCTATGATAACACTCCCTGTGTTAGAGACTAATGAATTGATCAGTCTGATCATGGCACTTCTTGGGCTTGGCGGTATGCGTACAGCAGAGAAGTGGAAGGGTGTTGCCAGAAGTAATATGAAATAATGGCCCTTAACGAAAAACAAGAGAAGTTTGCAGAGGCTTATGTTCTGCACCGCAATGCAACTGAGGCTGCAAAGTCTGCTGGTTACTCTGCTGCATCAGCAAACAACCAAGGCTACCGTCTTATGCATATGCAGGAAGTTATAGATCGTGTACATGAGCTTGAACAAGAGCTTGAGACAGATGTAAATGTTATAGAAGAAATAGAAAGTCAGTATACATTTGCCAAAGCAAACGGACATACCAATAGTGCCATCAAAGCACTTGAACTACTGTCTCGTATTCGTGGTTCTAATAGTGATAGTGGTTTGTCTATGGATAAGGATACTCTGGAGACTGCTATTGTTGGATGTTTAAATGTATTGGGAGAAGATAAAGTTGTACGCCTTTTATCTAAGTGTGACTTCGCTGGTGCCTTATTTGAAGAAAACGATAGCGATTATGCAGAAGAACCGTCTGAAGACAGTGAAGAGACAAATTCCGTACTGGTAGAGTAAAAAAGAAGGGCTAGGAGAGCCACTGAGTAGCCTTCTCTAGCCCTTCTGGTAGGCATATAGCCTAGAGGTACTAATTCTTCTGTATGACGCTCCTATCTCGTTACAGAGGATTTAACTTATTTACCTATTCTTTCATTAGGAACAGGTGGATGTGATCCATTATGCATGGCATATAGTCTATCACAATCTTTTTGTAGTCTTCCAACATGCGTAACAATCTCTGCCAGTTGCATATGATCTCTTCTAAGATTTTCAGGACTTGCCATTTTAGCTAGGATGTTAATCCTTTGTTCCTGAGTTTCATTAGAAGTGATTAACTTATCACTACGAGCATCCATCTTACGAATACGTTGTTCAATGTCATCCAGTTTTTCCACTAGCTGTCTAATCTGCATCTTGGCTACAGCACTGGCTCCTGCTACACTGAATAAGATACCAGCAATAGTTACGACCAAACGTATGTCGATTCCACCTTCCATACTAACCTCCCTGTTATACGTTAGCAGGACCAAGAATTATAGCTGTTAATATTACTGCTGCAAAGTATGCCAGTAAGACACGTCCCGGTCCCGGCATTACTTAATCCTATTCATTAGTGCTTCTTCAAGTTTAGGAAGAAGACGTATACCACAATACCCAACAACAAATGCTAAACCAATCGCAACCTGATCGTTGAATTTAAAGTATCCCATAGCTGCGGGAATTAGAAACTCTGCTGCGATCCAACCTACAAGAACTGCAATTAGAATATCTTTAACAGCACCTAAGTTCCACTTCCTTTGTGTTAGTACGTTTGCTACACCGCCACATCCCGAAGCGAAGATACAGCATAGCTTTCCACCGAATGTCATTATTGCCCATTCCATAGTTTAGCCTCCTCAATAATGTTGCTTTTACTTATAGCTCCATAACCACGGACGAGGATGGTGATCCCCATCTTCCATTGTATCAAGGTGCAGGAAGCGGCGTTCATACATGCCACGTTGAGACACACCTATACCCTTGAACTCATGTATGATAGCAAGACGTAGTAGTTTGAAAGCTTCGTGACCACCAATTACAATATCAGCAGCCCTCCCATAGATATGTGCAGAGTTAGGCGAGCCACCTATTGTAGTATTATATGCTATGTCCCTGTAACCTGAAGATACAATCATTGGGTTGTCATAGTCTCTTCTTAAACGAATAAGCTTTTCCATAAACTCTTCGTCCATGTGGCACTCTCCAGTACCCTTGCAACGCATCTCATCTTCAGTAAAATGTTCCCAGTTAGTCACTACTTATCCTTTCTAGTATACTATCTATAGTTTTAATCTTCTAGACGAAGACCATCAATCTCCTGCATAAATCTATAAATTTCTAATATAGCAGGATCATCCATTGATTTTATTTTACCATCTAAAAGAAGCTTTTGTAAATTTTCACTAGTAAGCTCATCAGGTATGAAAGTATTTTCTAGTGCCTGATTAAGCAAACTAATATCTTTCAGTGCAAATCTTTCTTGTTTGGTTAAAATATCTTCTAACTCAGCATATGTTAATGTTTTTCCATTAGGAGTTAATTTAAGAAAAGGTTTAATAATCTCTCTTAACTTTCTCATTCTTTCATATTTTATTTCTTGAGACTCTACATAGTCATCTACCAGTTCTTGTGGCCTAGATATGCCAGAATCTCTATACGCAGGTCTACCTATAAATTCATTTTTTGATCGCTTAACATCTCGCTGCGCCATACCTACATTTCTTGCCATAGCATTATCAATATCAAAAAGTTGAACCCTTACACCAGCAAGCTGGGGCCAAAGACTAGAGTCTCCATCACCTAGACTTTGACCATACTTACCGATTGGACCTCTTCCTTTTCTATTTTCATTCAACTCTTCTAGACTTGTATAATATTGATTAAGACGCTTTGCTGCTGGCGTAAACCCCGGTGTGAAAGGGTCTATAGCAATTTCAAACATCTCTACAAGACCTCTCTTCGGTCTGTTAGGGTCTATCTCATCAATAACTCCTGCTGCTTCTAAGGCTGCTTTAGTAACCATAGAGGCTCCAAAGAAAGGACCAAGCTGTTTAGATATAACTCTAAGACCAAACTCATCCCAATCTACTTCTCTATCTGTTAGAAGCGCATTGTGAATAGCCCTTCCAGTAAATTTAACATAATCAAATGGGTCGATAGGTCCGAAGTTTACATATTCAATTACATTCTTACCATTTTTATCTTTATATATAGGACTCAAAAATAATTTAGGAACATCTTTCTCATAGTTAGGAGCAACTTGATTTAAATCATCAGCTTCTTGTTCAGTGATTCCAAACATATTCATAGAATAATGCATCGCCATGTCAGTGCCTAAACCAGCAGCAGTCATTCCTCCAAGTCTTTTCATCCCCTCTCGCATAAGAACAGGATTACCAGACCTAATATCTCTTAGAGTGTATCTTCCTAAATTTGTTGTGACACGTATCATCTCAGCGGGAAAAGACAAAAAGTCTCCCACAGGCGCACGTCTTAAACTTTTAAGAGACTTACTAACTAGGTTATAGTTAGGCATTGTATCTCTCGTTCTTTGAGCGGCCATTTCAATAATTTCATCCATGCTTTTATCTGGAAAAGCTTTCGTTAGATAATCTTTAGTTTTATTGTAATGAATAAATTTATATATATTATCTTCATCTTGATACAGTTGAAAAGTTTTTTGTGCTAATTTTTTTCCGCCTCTAGTAAGAGCAGTTTTATCAAGAGATTTACCTAAATAACCTTTAGGATTTGTACCGATATCTTTCATTTGAGCTTTAACAGTTCCAGCTTTAACACCGCTGTCAATAACACCAACTCTTTGAGCTTCAGCTATTCTTTTTGCAAGCTCTCTATCTTCTAAATCCCACATACGTTTAACAAATGCCGTCATCTCTCCTTTTTTACCTATAGGTAACATACCATTTGCAAGCATCATAATATTGTTGCCCATGACGTTTCTACCATGAGTAGCTGGAGAAGCAACAGTTTTCATAATTTGAGATGCAGCTTTTGTAGCCACCCACCCTCTCATTAGCCTACCTGTAGGTGCAAGTATTTCTGTTCCATTTACAATAGCTTCAGCATAAACAGGATTTACGTATAGATTTTCTAAAGGAAAACCGAACTCTTTTTTAGCTATTTCTTCAAAGGGTGCAGAAAGTTGCTTTACTCTGTTTTCAGATTCTCTAGCTCCTGTTTTTTTAACAGGTTGGACAGAACCACCTAATCTGTTTAAACGTGCTTCTAGAATATCAGTTTTAAACGGAACATATCCTGTTCCATCTACAAGACCGGGACTTTTAGCAGTTGTTGCCATCTCATATTTTCTGAGATTTTCAATAACTTCTTTTAGGTAATCTTGTTCTGCTTTAATAATAGAAAGTTTTTCAAAAGTATTAGCATAGTTTGTATAAGGATTTTTCACCTCTCCCATTAACTGTCTAAAAGGTTCAGCTATTTTTTGCCTTCTAACAACAGGACTGCTTCCCTTCAATGAGGAATAATCAGATAAAACTTGCATAAAGTCATCTACTTTTTTTCTATTTTTTTTATTTAGAGCCATAACATCCTGAACTTTTGATTCGGGCATTCCTTTCGCAATCCATTCCATAACCTGCTCAGTGTCTTCTCCTTTTGTAAAGCCCATTTTTACTAAAGCAGCCTCTGCACTCTCTTTAATTTTTTCTCCTTCTGGAGTATTAAATTCTTTATAACCTTTCCAATTTGGATCATCAAAAGCTCTATAACTTCTATTAACATAAGAATTATAATTATCATCTATTATAAGTTTAAATTCATTATCAGGAAGATTGGCAGAAACAGCTTTAGACAGACCATCTATATCATTACGCATAGTTTCAAGAGAACGTAAAACATTTGGAGCTTGTGTCTGAAGCTGCCTTAATGTAGCTTTATCACCACCCAATGCTTTATTCATTGTTATAATAGTTTGCTCATCATTAAAAGCTTTTCCAAAATCTTTTTTTGCTGCCCGTTTTAAATCTCTATTAGTTCCTTTTGCAACAGTTAGTGCAGCAGGACCAGCTTGCTCCATTCTAATTATTGCTGCTAAAAGCTCATCATTAGTTCCCATTCTAGAAGTAAGACGGCCCTCAAGTTTTTGAAATATTCCAGCCTTTTTCCCTGATGTTTTTTCTCCTAATTGTTTTAAAGGAGTTACTACTTTTCCTAGTGCAGCATTTTCCATGCGAGCAGCAGTCTTAGCTATCTTACTTGCACTTGGCGCTCCTCCATTACGAAAAGCTGAAACCAAAGCAGGAGATGCAAATACAGGTCCAGTGACAACACCAAGACCAATGTTATTTAGAAATGCCTGTAGATATTGTTGTGACTCGCTATCTTCAGGATTAATAGATAGAGGTTTTATAAAATCAAAAGTTTTAGGAAATTCTTTTACTAAAATATTAACAAAATTTTCTTTGGGGTCTTCAACCATAGTGGCAGCACCAGCAAAGCCAAGCTCATACTTAGCTGTTGTGCCAGCTATCTTCTTAACTCTTTTTGCTGTTTGAGGTGCAAGTTTTGTAGCCAAACTTTTTTCTACTGCATCATCAATTTTAGTAAGAAAGGGAGAACCCTTCATTCCTTTCTGAGCTAAATTAATACCTTTTACAATACCTGTACCGGGAATAAGAAGTGATCCAACATGTCCTGCAACATATTCTATGCTTCCTCCAATGTCTTCAGGATGAGCAGGATCAAAAGTACTTCTAAATAATTCTGCAACCTCTGGAGGAGCATTTTCTGCAACAAGCTCTGCGGCGTTACTAACTGAATCAACTAAATTTTCAGCACCAAGCGACCTTCCCAGCATTCCAGCAAAATCTGTGACACCTTCAAAAGTTTCACCAATAGCTCTACCTGCTACTCGACCAACCGCAGTTCTATCAGGAATTAGATCACCACCAGCATCTAGTTCTTCTTGGGCTTTTATTAACTCTTCTTTATAGGAATCAGGATTAATATTATTTTTTATAGCATAATTAGTAATGTTTTCGTCTGTAGCTTCCATATCCTCTGGAAAAGCGTTAGCAATATCTTGAAAATTTTTAGTTAAGTAAGAAGTATTGCTTAACCTAGTTGGAACTTCTCTATCTTCTTTAGATTGAGAAAGATTGTCTGCTACATATTTAGATACTTTATTAACATAGTTTGCTGATTTAGGTCCAAGGGTTTTTTCTTTATCTTCATCACCAAAACCTCTTACATAAGCACCAGCCGCTCTCTCAACATTACCATCATATCTATCCAACAAAGCCAAAGCATACTGCTTACCAAAAGCATTAACTTTTGACATGTCTGTAAGGTCTTCAGGTTTGAGAGGGGTTACGCCTTTAAGACCGGGATTTAATGCAGTGGAACGTAAGACTTGTCTAGAGCTAATTGCCCCTTCTGAACTTACTTGCTCATCAGGATTTTTAAAACTTCCTGTTTCAGCATATGTTATCCCATCTACAAAAGCTGCTCTTAATTCAGGGGTTGTCATTAATCATCCTTTTTTTTTCTCTCCGCTTCTGCTTCTGCTTGTCTACGTAATGCACTGTTTCCAAGATTAGCTTTGACATTAGTCTTCCCCCCTACCACCTCAACTGGCTTTTTAGAAGGATTGCCTTTTTCTGCAACATATCTATCAATAGCTATAGACAATATAACCTGTGCATCAGCAGTAGGATACCTTAAAGCTAACTCACTAGCAATCATATTCACTTCTCGAATAATAGCTTGTTTATTTTTACCAGAATATTGAGTCTTAGCATAATTTTGGACGCCTTTAAGAATTTCTGCTGCTCTTTTCTGAGTATCAATACCGGCTACTGCTTTAACTTTAGCTACGTCTAATTCATACTTTGCAAGCTCTTTTTCAGCAGTTTCTACATCAATAGTTCCCTGCGTAAGACCATCAGCAATCCGCAACAGAGTACCACCCCTTACAGATTCTGCATCACGGGGATCACCGGATTTTGATTCTAAGAGTTTATTAGATATAGCCATTAAAATTGTTCCTATTTTATCTACCTCCCTATCTTTTTTAACAGGTGCTGAAGGTGCTGTAGAAGGTGTATATCTTACAGGAGGTACAAAAGATTCTTTTTCAGAAACTGTTTCTTCAACCACTTCTTTTTCTTGCTGGTTATTGGCTGCCTTTTCCGCTGCTGGAAGCGTAATAGTAGAAGGGGGAATTAAATAAGGAACTATATTATCACGAATAGTTTGAGATTCTGACAAGGTAGCGCCACGTCTTTGAGCCTCTTCTTTTGCAGCCTCTGCCCTAGCCCCTTCCTTTTGAGCAGCCCTTACTCTATCTGCAAGAGTGGGCCGTACCCGTCCTTCCTCTTGTCGATAAACAATATCAGACAGACCACCACCAGTTTTACTAGGAATCGTAGGTGATCGAAAGAAATTTCCTATAGAACCAAAAGTCTGGGGTGCCATCTGTTTAAAAGCACTTGCAGCCGCAAGGCCAGTACCAAGAAGCTGTTGTCCTGTACTTGGTCCTTGCGCTCCCGGTGCAGATGCAGCGGTAGTCACATCACGTTGAGCCAACAGAGGATTACCATAGACAAAGCCAGAATACTTGGCAAGCTGCTCTTCAGGAAAAGCCTTCTGTTCCAAAAACTTAAAGTACTGTTCATCCAAAGCCCTCTGACCAAGGTTCTGCTTCTGCTCACCAACAGTTTGCAAAGCACCCTGTTGAGCAAGACCCTGACTAAACATGGCAGGACCAAGATTGGCAGTCTGTTGAGCCTGTGCTGCTTCCCGTTGCTTTTGATTCTGAAACTGCTGTTGAGCATTGAGGAAAGATGACTGCAATCCTTTAGCTTCAATGTCTCCAAGCCTTGTCTGTAAGTTCTCTCCAAGTATACCAGCCTGTACACCGGCCCGTGAACCAAGACCAGACATACCACCAGCTTGTACAGCCTGTGCTTCAAACTGTGGCATAATATTACGTTGGAAGTCTTCAACAGCTTTTCTTTTCTCTACATCAGTAACTGCTCTCTGATAGGGAGACATATATTCCTGTGCAACTTCAGGAGTAAACTTCTGTCCCTGCTGACGCTGTAGGTCAAGAGCTTCCTGTTGAAGTGCAGTTCCCTGCGCTCCTCTGCCAAGTGCAGCAATACCTGCCTGTGCTTCTGTCTGTTCTGCTGTCTGAGGGGCAGTTACCGCACCAGTGTAGGGATCATATCCCTGATTCATTATCATACGATAATAATCTTGTGCCTCGGTAAGAACATCTTCAGCAAAGGGTGCTACTTCTTCTGGTAGTCTAGATGACTGACTGGTATTTTGGAAAGTGGCTTGAGGCGCACCCCCACCCTTACCGTACTGACGAAGACCTGTATTGGGATTAAGCGTACCAGAGCCACCACACTTTCTAAGAAGATTAGCCTCAAAAGTATTAATATGGGCAAGCTCGGTATCGCCATCAACACCAAGTTTTGCAATGTCTTTATAAAGTTCTTTAAGAACTTCAATCTTATCCTTTACAGATAAGTCATCTAAAAACATTTTTATATTTTGTTTCACAGTCATATTTCCACTTCCCTTGTTAAAACAGTGCAGAACTTTTTAAAGCCAACCCTTGCAAGAACTCTGAGCCAACCATCTCTACCGCACACTTCAAATCTTTTTACATTATTTTTCTTAGCAAACTTATGTATCTCTGAGTCTTTATCCCAAAAGATATCAAACCATCTGTTCATGTTATTTTTCTTACCACCGGCAAGAACTATTCGTAATCTAGTTTCTCTTGGGTAGACAACAAACTCTGTAACAACTGCTACTAATATTTCTTCTTCATTACCTATAATCCATAAATGCATATACCCACTTGTTAACCAGTTATATACATCTTCTAAATTAAACTCTCCAAGATTAAAATCTATTGGTTTTTGAATTAAATCTTTAACTAAAGGCCAAATTAATTCTATTGATTGTGGTTGTATTTTTATAAAATTCATTAACCCATCATATTAGCTTGTAACAGTGCTAAACCATCTATTTCATTTGGCTGCTGAGTTGTTCCATAAGCTTCTTCACGTATGTCTTCAACAACTTCATCCATATAGTCTGCACCCTTATCAGGATTTCCATTTCCAAGTGCAGCCATTGTATAACTATCTACAACATATTCAGTGGGGCTAACAGCCAGAGTGGCTACTTGTTCTTCGCCTTCCATAATGGGCATACGAACATTGTCTTCCATTCCCCCACCATCGCCGGGAACCCTGCCAGAGAACTCACCACCAGAAGCTAAATCTTTTAAGCCACCACCAGTTTGAGCCTCAACTTCTTTTTCAGGATCATATACAACTCCCGGCAAACCATAGTAAGCTTGCATTGCAGTTTCTGTACTAACTGGTTGGGTTGGCGTAGGCTGAAGACCCTGTAAAATTTCTTGATAAATAGGACTTTCTTCACCATAGGCTTGAGCAAGGATACGGTTAGTGTTTGCTGTTGGGCCGGGAGGCTTATCATAAAAACCAACATTCTGTCTATACTGTAATCTTTGTTGGGCTGCATCCATTGCAGGTAGATTAGGATCATTTAAACTTCCATACCTTGTATCACTTAGCGGCACAAAATCAGTTGATTCTACTTCTGGTTCTGGAGCATTTAGTTGAGAGGCCAAAGCTTGATACTCTCTTTCAAAATTCCTATCAGTTCCCCTGCCACTTAGACTTAGTATTCCGCCCGGCCCATCAGTATCACGTATATATAGCTCATTATAGGGAGTGCCGCCTTCTTCACCACCGCCAGAAAAGCCTACTAATGGATTATTACTAAAGTAATCAAGAGGTTCTCCTATTTTGGGAACAAAAGCACCATACCTATCTACAACTGCTTGTAGTTTCGCCAGAGTTTCTTCTCTGCTTGAACCGCTGGAAACACCACCCTCTCTGCGATAAAGTACAGGACCGCCTTCAGCAGCAAGTCTCATCAAGCCACTATCAGCAGATGGAAGAGTCATTCCCCTATCCTCTGCTGCTCTGGCAAGCTTTTTATAAGTAGTTTCTTTATTACCACGTTTATCAAGAGTTTTAAGTGCGTTTATAATCATATTGCTTTCAGGAGCTTCAGGGGAACGAGCAATACCGGCAAGACCAGAAGGACGCATTGCTTGTGTCATTGCTTGCGGAATCCCTGTTCCTTGAGCCATTGCAGGTGCTGGTTGCGGCATTTCAGGAGGTATTCCTGTTCCTTGGGCCATTGCAGGAGGCAACATTCCCTGTGGTTGTGGCATTGCAAAGGGTATTCCTGTTCCTTCACTACGTACAGCAGCCATAGTATCAAGACTATCAGGCATTCCTTGACCACCTGCTAGTTCTCTCGTTTTAATCATATCTGTTACTGACATTATTTTAATTTCCCATAGTTAGATTGCGGTCCTGTCTGCTCTGCAATAAAGTTACTACTATTATACCCTATTTTATTCATTTTGCCAAATTGTTCTTGCGCTTGATCTATTCTAAATCTAGAAGGATCAAGAGCTTGACCAGTATTATAATTTTTTAACAGGGTACTGTCCTGTATCATTTTTATGTGATCGCTAATTGAGTTCATTAATTTAAATCCTGCCATGATGTTTCTGCTCCAAGACTTACATAGCCTTTAAATTTACCAGAACTTACTGAGTAAGCTATATCGCCTTTCTTGGGTCGTCCTATTTCTGTAACTGTAGTAACAGCATATATATTAGTAGATGGTCTTGTATCTACCTGAACATCTCTTGTATCCAAATCATTGACCAAAGCAGATGCCCAATTTCTTACTGTGCTATAAGCATCTTCTATTCTATCACTATTAATAACAAAAGGTAAAGTAGGGTATCTTGCCATTATCTTCTACCATCTCCCTGTAGTGCAAGTCGAAGTGATCCCCATCTCCAACTTGTACCATTAGAATCACAAGACACCCTAACTTTAGCTTGCCTTCCTCTACTTCTGAAGTCAACCTTTTGTGTTGCATTTGTAATATCAAATTCTTTTGTAACTTCCTCAGAAGCTTCTGGATACTGCTGAGTAGTAATCTTCATTTTAATTTTACCACCATTTACCATTTCATAATCAGGAATAACTCTGTTCATAAACATAATAGCATTGCCATCTGCAATATCAAAATCAGCAGACTCAACAAATGAACTTAGTGTTTCATTATTAGCACCAACAAATACAGAGACAGGTTCATTGTTATAAATATTATTACCTGCCGCTGTGACACCGGTAGTGATGGTATTTCCAAATACTTCTTTGTCAGCAAAAGTAGTAAAAAACATAGTGCCGTATACCCAATAATTATCAACAGGATTGTAGACAACATATTTATCACACTCCGTTCCATCGCCTGAAGGATATAGCCAAATAATTTCGTTAAACTCTGAGTTGGTTCCTGCATATACTTTAGTATAGTAGTTTACATTAATATCATCAAAGATAAATCTACGAACTGTGCAGGGCAAAGTTTCTACTTGACCACTAAACCTATGAAAGTTACCAAAGCCCATCCAGTATGTCACACCATTAAAATCAATACCAGCATGAGGTCCAACCATACCACAGTTACTGCCAGCCTGTGTAAATCTAAAAGTAAAAGGCGGTCCAGCAAAAGCCATAGTCCATAAAGAATTATCTGTCCAAATATTAATAGCATTCTTTGAACGCTTTGCACCTATAATTTTAGTACCATCAGTCAGTACAACTTCACCAGCCGTTGTATCAGCAGCAGGAACCCAATTACTTTTATCATCTTGATCAGACCATCTAACTAACATAGGATTAAACGTACCGCTTACAGTTGCCGTGGCTGAGTATTCGTTAGTTCCAAAAGCAACAAGATGTCTATCATTCGGAGATACTAATATAGAGTTAACACTTATAGGAGAAGTTGTTACAGAAGCAGCATGTACCTGACCCGGTACTGTTGATGCATCAGAATCCCAATAAAATATATTACTTCCACTGCGATTGGCTACAATATCTTCTCCCCAATTATCCAGACTCCATTGTGTTACATCAAAAGGAATACCACTTGATGCTGGCTGATTCCATGCTCTAGTATTTGAAGCACAGACAGTAGCTTGATAAAGAGCAGCACCATAACCAAAACCAGCCGCCACAACAGAAAAACCTGTAGGTATATAATATTGAAATGTTGCTGATCCTGCATCACTACCAGTTGCATTGGCAGCACTACTTACACTGATAGTAAATACATTAGCACTTGCCACTGATGTTATGGGATAAACATTTCCCTGTAAACTTACGGCATTAAAAGCTGCGGAAGAAGTGAAGAGAACATAGTTACCGACTTTCTGGTTGTGTCCCGCATCGGAACAACAAACTCTTGTACTGCCCGAAGAAGTTCCAAAGCAGTTTGCCAGTGTAACGGCAGTAACAATAGGAGTAATGTCATATAACTGATCGCCGTCTTGTTCATAAAGTTTATCAGGAGTACCAAAAACAATTCTACTTATTCCAGAACTATCTGACCATGTAATTAAGTCTCTGGCAGAACCATCAAAAGTAGAAGCCAAAGCTCTGGTCTGATAACCTCTTAAATTTTCGGGACGACCTGCACGAAAGCGTACACGATTACCATCAAACCAACTACCCTCTTCAGCGTATTGAGTGGTTTCTCTATTGAAACCTTGTTTAAAATCAAACTTTTTAAGTTCTGTCATCTGAATATATTCCTACTTAAACTAATCTAGACGTTGCTATCTTCGTAACCTGAATTAATATCTAGTAATTCAAGTGCTTTATTATGAGGCCGTCCTCTGTAGATATAAGTTTTAGGCTTTGCTTTTGAACGCCATTTTCCATAACTACCATACTTAGCAAAAATTGAGTCAAGTTCGGCACCGCTTAAATCAGTACGTTTTTCTAGGACGCTTTCATAAAGACAAGACATACAACGATATGATATGTCATGTGGATCGTGACGAGGGTTACACTTACTGGGAATAAGTTTTACTAATTCAGAAGGCATTTTCTCCCACTGCTCAAAACGACCCATCAGATCAGCAGCAATCATATTATAATTAAAATCTTTGCCTTGAGCAATAGGTATTAACTCACGGCTACCTGAAAAATAGTTATTCACACCAGCAGTTTCAAAAAGAAATCTTAGTCTTTCATGGTTATCAGTTGCTGTGTTTTCTAAGCTTATACCTATAACAATACCATCTGGTTTTTTGTCATCAATCAATTTTTTGTATCCATGATATCGGGGTTTTATCATACCTATATCTAATGTATTACTAAAACCAACTCTTATACTTTCTTGTTTTGGAATATAATTAACCGGCCATTGAATCTTTTCAAACTCAAAGTTTCGGATATTATCTCTTAGCCAGACAACAACAGATTCTTCATTATTAGGAGTATCAGACCACTGTTCTTCAGCACAGATTGCAGTTATCTCATGATCAGTATCAGATAACCAACGCCATAATGCATATGTTGAATTAACACCGCCTGAAAAAGGAATAAGAATTTTCATTTAACCTACCGTTCCTAAAAATGTTCCTGTGGTTGAGATAGTTAGCCCATTCTTTCTAACAGCATACCCGGCAGCACCGCCAGCACCAGCAGCAAAGTTTATACAATCCGCAGACCCAGAGCCGGGATTACTACCGTTAGCGCCGACTTCTCCCAAACCACCTGCCGCTCCTGCGCTTCCTATATATGTTGGAGTGGAACAAGACCCCGGACCTTTGCCACCGCCACCATATAAAGTCGAACGGCTTGCGCCACCGCCGCCTCCACCGCCGCCTCCACCCCATGTTCCATTATTTATAATAGACCATGTTGAACCGCTGGCGGTAAATTCAGCATAAAACGCATCACCACCTACCGCACCATCCACTCCCGAAGAACCAGTAGCTCCTGTATATCCAGAAACAGTTCCGTTATTTGTTATCGTAACAATTGAATTAGCAGGAAAATTACCTGAACTAATTGCATTAGTTGTTGTTCCAGATAATGTTATTCCGCTATTAATAACAACATTCAATACACCACCGGCAGTAGCATCAAAGCCAACAGCCACAGCATCCGACAGGAGATTAACATTAGTGGCGTCTGCTGAATATGTTAGTGTAGCTTCTTGAAGAAACCAGAATGAAGAAAACATTGTCATTAAGAAAAAGCTTTCTGAGCCGCTCCAAGAAGTATGTTATCAGCACTCTGTACAAAGTATGGGACTACATCGACGGCATTAGCAGCCGTACTCAAAGTAATACCAGCACCTGACGCTGTTTTATATTGTGATCCAAGTGTTAGTGTTCTGGAACCCGTACCGTCTTGAATAAATGTAATTACACCTGCCTGACCAACTTGTTCTGTTGTGGGGTTGGCAAGCGTCAGATTTCCGGTAAGTGTCAGTATAAAATTTTGATTAGCGGCAAAATCAAGTGTCACACTTCCTGTGTTAGATGTATCAGTATCTGTGGTGGCAAG